TATCTGGTGACATGGTATTAACAGTTGATAGTTTAGGTCCAATTACAGGACCTTATGGTACTGCTGATAATACATATGCTACGGCAGACCAAAATCCTGAAGCACCTAACTTTACTGGAACACAACCTTATGGTCCTGACACAATGGATTATCGTGCTGATTGTGATCCTAGATTCCAATATATTGCACGTAGTAGCCCAAGAAGTTTTGGATATACTGCAGGTTACTTAACTGGAACTGATTCTGCACCTAATGGATTCCCAACAGGAGCAGGTATATCATTCCCACAAAATCCACAAGTTGGAGATTACTTTTTACGAATTGATTATTTACCACAGTTACTATTCAGATGGAATGGTGCTGTTTGGGTTCGTATCTCAGAGAATGTTAGAACACAAACTGGATTTACATCAGGTGATAAGTCATTACTATCAGGCTTTATAAATAATGATAATGTAATCTACTCAAATGATTCCGGAACTGTTGTACCAGAAAAACAAGGATTGTCAACTATATTGACAATTACACCGGACGCAATTCCACCAGTAGTATAATTCGGAGAACACTTTGGCAGCATATTTTTATGACAATCAGATACGCAGATTTTTAATTCAATTTGCAAAAATTTTTAGTAATTGGGAAGTTACTAAAGGAAAAGATCCTGCAGGTAATCCTATATATCTTCGTGTGCCTATTATGTATGGAGACAGTAGCAGACAGGCTAGTACAATTATTGCTAATAATAGTTCAAGTAATTTACCTAGCGCACCTTTAATAACTTATTATATTAATGCTTTAGAATATAATCAAAAGTGGATGCAAGATCCTACATTTGTTGATAAGATAAATGTTCGTCAACGTGCTTATAATGCAGATACACAAAGTTATGAAACTACACAAGGTCAGGCATTTACAGTTGAACGTTTAATGCCCGTGCCCTATACGTTAAGAATTAGTGTAGACTTTTGGACTACAAATTATCAACAAAAATTAGAATTGATAGAACAACTTGGTACATTGTTTAATCCTGCATTAGAGATTCAAAGTACTGATAACTTTATTGATTGGACTAGTTTAAGTGCAGTATTTCAAGATGGATTAACATTTACTAGTCGTACTATACCTGTAGGTACAGGCAATCCTATTGATGTTATGACATGGAAATTCTATATGCCAATATGGATTAGTACAGCAAGTAAACTTAAGAAAATGGGTGTCATTGAAAAGATTATTGCAAGTATTCATAAAGGAACTGCTTTACAAGACATACAGAATGATGATTTGTTGTTAGGTACTCGTCAAAAGATAACACCATATGGATATAAATTATTATTGATAAGCAATACTTTACAATTATTACCAGCAGACCAAGATTTTTATCCATCAAATATTAATTTGAATTTACCACAACCACCTAACACTAGTTTATATTGGACTAGTTTATTAAATGTATATGGAACAATACGTCCCGGTATTAGTCAAATATGGTTGCAGAATCCTTTTATGGATACAGAAATTGTAGGCACTATTGTTCCTGATCCAATGGATGATAGATTATTAATATTCAACATTGATGCTGATACGTTGCCACAGAATACATTACTACCCGTTAATAGTGTTATCAATCCCCAATTAACAGGACCTAATGCAGGATTACCAGGACCTGTTCCCGGTAGACGTTATTTACTAGTTGAATCAATAGGATATGATGGTGATAGTACTGTATCATGGGGAGAGTTAGTCGCCAATGCAAATGACATTATTGAATATAATGTAACTGAAGGTGCTTGGGTAGTTAGTTTTGATAGTCATGCCGCAACAACTGTTGAGTATGTAACTAACTTAACAACAAGTATACAATATCGTTATACACCAGACAGAGTGTGGATGAAATCGTATGAAGGTTGGTATGACCAAGGTGATTATTCTATAGTTATCTAATACTATGATAAATCATAGTATGAATACAGCAGCAGGCGTCTTTTTTTATAGCAAAAGAACAGACCGCTTTCTTTACTTACTAAGAACCGATGATAAGAACCCTGTTACTTGGGGGATACCTGGTGGAAAAATAGAAAGTGAAGAAACATTAATGGAAGGTATTGAACGTGAATGCTTAGAAGAAATTGGATACTTCCCTAAAAAAGTAAAATTAATTCCAATACAAAAATTTGTTAATCATAATTTTACGTACCACACATTTTTTTGTATAGTAGATAAAGAGTTTACACCAACATTAAATGAAGAACATTGCGGATATGCATGGGTAGGAGATAATCATTATCCAAAACCATTACACCCTGGATTGTTTAGTACAATTAATATTGATGTTGTACAAGAAAAATTAAAAGCACTTACAAAAAAAGAGGCCTAAGCCTCTTTTTTATTTTAGTAGTGAGCCTAACATATTGTTGCCCATTGCTCCGAGAACTATTCCTGCTCCCATCATCATCCATCGCCATCTTTCAATAGCAGTGATTTTTTCTGACATCTCTTTATGAGCTTCGGCACTAGTGGCTGTCATCTCCTTGAACAATTTTAAATGTTCTTCGGAGTGCTTTTCTAGTGCGTCCCTCACTTCCTTAACGTCATCTTTAAGTTCATTAACTTTATCATCAATGTTCTTAACTTGAATTTGCAATACTGCAACATCAGTTTCAGTTGAAGGAGATGTCATTTTAATTACCTCTGCCATGATTTAATTAAGCGTTGTTAATAGTTACGATTGGGTTAGGTTGTCCTGGATATGTATTTGCTGCATATGCTGTACCGAATGTTGCAATAACATCTGGGTTCGCTTGAGAAGTTGTTTCTCCTGATGATTGAGCTAATATCGCAGTACCTGTTCCTGAACCACTTGCTGTAGCAATGAATGAAACACCTGTCATATTTGATGCTGCACCTACTGCTGTCCAAGTAGTTGTTCCTGAATAATATATTGTATATAGTGTACCGGCTGCTAATGAACCTGCTGCAATTTGCGTTGGGAACACTTCAGATTGATAATCATTAACACTTGAAACATATGATGTACCAGAGGCTGCGTTAGTAGACAAGATATTCATTGTGTTTGGTGTCAATGCTGTGTTAGCAACGTTCGCTGTATAGCATGGTGCAACAAAACCAGTTGTAACACCTTGTACTAGATACTTTGTCTTACCTTTTTGACGAACGATAAACCCTACTTCGTCATTTGCGTAAACATACGTTTGACCTACACCAGTAATAGTTGATGTTGCGTTTGTTGCCAATGTGATACTGTCTTGTAATGCGTTAGGTGTACCTGTTGCGGCAGTCATAACTTTTATTGCACCACCCAATGAATCAGAAACTGTAAAGGCTGATGTATTAGGATTAGTAGAAACAAAATAGTTAACACCTGCTACTAACGTACCTATGTTAGCACTGAATGATACTGGCTGGCCAACTGCCAATGTTTGTGCATTTCCTGTTGTGCGAATAAAATTTCCAGAAACAAGTGTGTTTGCAACTGCAACTGATACATAACCAAATGTAGATGTAGCAAAGCCTAAGTTAGTTGTAGTGCCATCTGCATCAACTGCTTGAATTGCTGAACCAGTAGAAAGTGTGTTTGCAAAGTCTGTACCAGCACCATAAACTAATGCACTAGCGGAACTTGAGTAAATATTACCTGTACCAGCAATACCAATTGCAACACGCGGTAGAACTTGTGGACCATAGATTCCAGTATTTCCACCAACTACACCATATGTTGTACTGTTAGTGGCTGTATTTGAACCATCTGGATTGTTAAAACCAGAATCAACTATACCAACTGTTGCAGATACACTACCGCCGGTAGTATCAGCCAATTGAAATGGAGCACTTGTCAATATTTGTGGTGATGTATCTGAGGCTACAAAATTATTATCATCAATAATACTATAAACCCAATATATTGTACCGGCTACTAGATTACCTACACTAGATGCAACTGTGAATGTCATTCCTACAAGAATGTTCAAACCAGCCGGAGCAGCTGAAATATTTTGTGTTACTGTAATTGCATCAGTTGCGGCTGTTGTATCAGTAATTGTTAAGACTGCTTGAGCCTTTGCGATTTTTAGAGGACGTCCCATTTGTTTTTCCTTTGTAAATTTAGCGGGTTCTAGCCGCTACGCAGTGGGTAACTGCATAAACTCTCCGAATGAGAGTGTATAATGTATTTAGTTAAAACTGTAAAAATTAAGTTGTTGGGCCGCCAAGATTTGGTGTAGGAAATACACCAGTTGTTCCTGTATTTGCGTGAGGTGCACCAAGTTCGGTGATAGTGAAAGGTGCAGATGTAACACCTGTTACTTCTATAAATGATACAATATTTCCTTGACCTACAATAATACTATTATTAACTGTATCAGCAGGAATGATTGTACTATTAGCAGAAGCTACGGTGTAGGCAACACCATATGGATTATATCGTGCTGTAGCAGCACTAATTGCTACCGCTGAATTAGCAGTCAATGTAAGGCTTGTGTTGTTAGCTATTGATTTTACAATTCCTGCAGTAGTTCCTGTTGTGTTGCCAATCCATGCACCAACATTTAGTTGTGTCAAAAAGGTAGTACCAGAACCTGATACAGTTGCAGTATTAGTAGCAGCAGTAATTGTGCCTGTTAATGCTACATTTGGAAAACTAGTTGTATACTGAATAGGACTACTTGTAGTCGCTATTTGTACTTTATCTGTAGTAATGTTTGCTGATGCTGCAACTGATGACGTTGCTGTGTATGAAAATGATGCCATTTTTAAATTCCTATATTATATTTATTCTTAGAGTCTGCCGATTGCTATTTCAATGATACCTTCTAGACCATTAAAATTTTCTAACGATTTGCCAATGATTGTACCCATCTTTGGATCATGTGCTGTTCTTGCAAAACCATTACCACCTGATACCATCATATCACCCTTTGATACATTACCGAGAACTTTTACAGGTACACGACCTTGTAATGCTATTGGTGTTGTGAATTCCCCCGGACATGTTGAATTTAGAACATATGCAGGATCGGTAGATACTACACCTGCAACTTTTGTTGTCTCATTAGATGCTAGTGTAACTTCTTTTTCTCCTCCAAATTCTAAAACAGTGCCTGCCTCATAATTTTTATCAGACTCATAATATTCTGCTAAGTCAGCATAAGTTGCATTCCATCTTGAGCCTGCTGTTAATGTCCAATTGCCTGTAATAGTACCTGCAGTTACATTTGATCCTGTTGAAATATTATTTGACAAAACATTGCCGATTAAAGTTGTACCAGCTGATACATTACCTATCACACTTAACACGTTACTTGGTCCAGACAAACTTCCATTTGCATAAAAATTCCAAATATTAGCATTATTGGTTTTTATAAAAGCACCTGATGCATTAACACCCACATAGTTATTGCTTCCGTGATTTAAATTTGATCCTGCAGATCCACTTAGTTCTAATATAGTATCACTACTTGTACTGTACAGTTTAGAACTAACGGTCCAACTTATTGCGCCATTTGCACCTATAGATGCATTAGCCATAGTAAGATTTCTAGTTAAAACATTTGCAGTAGTGGTATTCCCGGCTATATTTAAATCTTTTTGAACACTCACACCACCTGCAACTTGTAATGCACCACCGGATGCAGTTCCTAAACCACCTGTGCTATTTGTAGTTCCGTTTATGTAAATGTTTCCGGAAGTAGTAATATCTACTACACCTATATTACCTATATTTGCATTACCTGTTGCGCTTAATGTATTTGCAAATACACCTGTTGTGTTTATATTACCTATATTTGCATTACCTGTTGCACTTAATGTATTTGCAAATACACCTGTTGTGTTTATATTTGCTGAATTTACATTACCTAAAATAGTTAATGCTCCAGAATCTGTTAGATTAAATAAGGTAGATGAATAACCACTATTAATAATCTGTAAGTTGCCTGTCGTGTCTAATCTAACAAATTTATTAGGGTTAGTCGCACCGCCAGTAGTATTAACCATTTGCATAATACCTGCATACCCAGCTCCACCATTTGCATTATTTGTTGTAATAATTAATGCACTTGTTGTAGCGTTACCACCATTAGTTAATCTAGCACCGGCAACATTTAAGTTTCCACCATTAATATTACCAGTTGCTGTTATCAATGCAGTGCCTATATTTCCAATATTAGCATTACCTGTTACTGATAGATTAATTAATGAACCTACACTTGTTACATTGGGTTGTGCGTTGGTTGTTAATGGGCCAGTTAATGCACCTGCAACCACAGTCCCTGAATTTGCAAATACGTTAGCTACTGTAAAGTTACCTGATAAATTTAAATTACTTCCTGATATTGTTAGATTAGCAGAGCCATCTATAAATCCACCGTTATTAAATTGTATTGATGTATTCGATCCTGCAGCATATGCTACTCCTGTATTAACAACTGCTGTAGTTGCTGTACCTGTATTTGATGTTGCTGTTAGATAAAAACCATTTGCACCTACAGTTAATCCTGTATCAGTATATAATGATAAGTTACCTGATGTTGGATAATCATTAGCAACCTTTACATAAAATGCATGACTATTAACAATTACATTTGCATTCGTTCCAGCAACACCTGTAATTGTAACCTGTGAACCGTTTGTATATGGGGTATTTGCATTAACATTCATTATGATAGGATCATCACTTGATAATGAATTTATATTTGCAACAACCGTAGTCTTTGGTGTCCAAGTTAGATTACCATAACCATCTGTCTGTAGTACGTAACCTATAGCACCGTCACTTATTTTAACGTTACCTACATTACCTAAATTTATTTGACCGCCTGCATTGCCACCTGCATTAACCCAAGCATTAGCAGTTGAATTGTATGCTAGTAGTTCTCCGTTCTGTTCACTAGTAATTGAAATATTACTGCCATTAGTTCCTGTAACCTGACTAAAACTCAGATTAGAATATGCAGTTAATACTTCAATGTTTTGCGGGGTAACATTTGAACCTGATCGTCCAATGAAAAGACGATTTTGGTCGTATGCCCAACCGAACTGTGCATTGTCTAATTGGGGTAAATCAACTAAGTTACCTGAACGTTGTTGGATTTTTGATATTTGAATGATTGGCATAAGTGTAAATTCTCACGGATTTACTCTTATTTATCATTGTAAGTTACAGGAACTTGGTATAGTATTCTTCTAATCGCTTGAACCACTTATCGGTCCAATCATCAAATTCAGCACCCTCTATGATGAATTCCTGATAGACATTATCAGCAGTACACATAAAAATCACACCCTTACGGATTTTTGTCCCATGTACTTCATTGTGTGCTGAAGCATATGCTGCCAATTGTATGAAATAATCATCAATCCATTCACGTTTCTTTAATTTGTTAGATTGTTTGTGATCCATGATTGCCTCACTTCCATTATGTATTCCACACAAATCTGTAGTTCCTGCATAGATTTTGGGATAGTATAATGGAACTTCTGTCCCCCAATATTCATCACATTTGCTTAATCCTTGATTGATAATACTTTGAGCCATAGTATGACTTTGTATTGAATATGGATTGCTACCTGGTTCACTTATTTGACCTGTCTTTACAAAGTCTTCCAAGAACTTGTGCATTCTTGTTCCTCGTCCAGCGGCTTCAGTTACGATTGCCTGTGCTTTTTGATGTCCAACACGCTTACGCCAATTTTCTAATGATTGTTTTTTTTCTTCGGTAGTTGTTGCAGTTAATATTGTAGTAACAGAGGGTAATTTCTCTCCGTCTGGTGTAGCATATCTGCGGCTACCATTTATCTCTACTCTGTTTATCGGAACGTAATTAAATTTATTGGGTATGTACATTTACTAATTATAAACTATTACATGTAGTTTTACAACTATATTGGTTAAACTCTAAAACTTTCTCCACAACCACAACGGTCACGTTCATTAGGATTAGTAAATTCAAAACCCTCATTTAATCCTTTACGCATATAATCTACAATCATATTCTTAAGATAGATATCATGTTTTCTATCTACTAATATAACAAAATCATTTTGTGCATAATTTATTACAGTTTCATCATATACATATGAATCAACAAATTCTAGGGTATAGGCTAATCCACTGCATCCTGTGGTTTTCACACCTATCTTTATTCCCAATCCTTTACCACGTTTTTTAATTGTTTGTTTTATTTTAGTTGATGCTATTTCAGTAAGTGTTATCATTTCATTGCATCTTTTGCCATTTGTGCCACAACATCTTGTTTTTTATTATCTGGCATTTGTTGGTAATCGTCTTGTCCCTTAAACACTACCTTTTGACCCTGAATGTTTTTAATATATTTCTTCATGGGAAATTGTTTGATTGCATCATAGAGGTCGGTTCTGTCAAGTACTATTCCACTATCCTGATAGTATTGTAGTAATTCGTCTAATGTCCAATCAGGCTTTTCTTTACCAGCATCAATATCACTTTTCAATTGGTTGGTTGCTGATACCAGACTTACTGCAAGTGGACTGGTATTTAACTCAAACAATCGCATGATTATCTTTTGGGACGACCTACTGAGGCTTCTGGGCCTTCAGGTTCTTCAATCTCGGCGTTTATATCTTCATCACCGCCATCTGGAAATGGTTGTTCAATATTGAGATCAACCATCTCATCACCATTTCCATCATCCATACTATCATCTAACCCTGCATTAGGTAATGCACCGATGCCAGCTTCTTGACCTGTTAATGCGTTAACAGCATCTTTCAATCCAACTTGTGATTCTTTTAATGTTGCACTTAATTCATCTAATTGTGCAGATACCTGCTCATTAAATGATTGACTCTCTAGTACACCTATTTCAGATTCAATGCTTGATACTAATGCAGGTAATTCCTTAACTTGCATTTGTCCAACATCTTCCAACATTTTTTGTACAGAATCAACTAAATCTTGGGCAGCCAATATAACTTGTGACTTATCAACCTCTTCGTTTTCAACAACGATACGTGGTCTATTTTGTCCCAATGTTGCAAATTGCTTTGACAATGCTTGCTCCATGAATATAAGTTTCAAATATGCCGGGCTTTGTTGGCTCTCATAAAAGTTTTGTGAGGATTTTGATTCACCGATCAATCCGCGCACTTTTTGTAGCATAGTTCTTACTTGTGAGTAAGACATTTTTTGAACATCAAACTGTAGGTTGTAATGCTCTTTTAATGCTTGTTGAGCATTTTCAAATGGTTTTTTCTCAAAATCTGTTAATTTCATAGTTGTTGTATCCCAAAACTGATATATATTATTTATCTTTTTTCATTTAATGTTTGGTTTTTAGGTCAAACTGTTTTTGTTGCCAAGAATATGAATCATTGATATATCTATTCAACTCTGCTGTCATATCACGTTTTTGCAATTTTTCCTCATTTAATTTAGCAAGATATATGAATTTGTCATTCATATCCTTAGATTTGTCAATTAATTTGGAATGAATTGAGATCCCTACATCAAGTCCGGACAATTTATTGTCCAAATTTATTATACGATTAGCTGAAGAATATAATCCTCGTTTGTCAAATACACACCAACATATTGCGGATTTCATACTGTAAAAAGAATTTACCATATCCCCGTTGAATAATTTTACTATTATATTATTTGAATCCTGCTTAATTACTGTATATCTTCCGAACACTTGATATGATCCATCATTCCCGGGAAGTATTGCTACGTTCTCAATATTTTGGAATTTAGATTTAGATAATACGTTATATAACTTACGTTCAAGTTCTGATTGACTAATCATTCTTGCCCACCTTAAAAAATATATTTCTCATTTCATCTGAAGAATCTAAAAATTTAGGTAATTTATCCCAAGATGTTTCACACTTAATCATGGGGATTTCATCACAATCTGAATATAGTGCACCTAATTCAGTTATACCATCATCAAATACACTAGGATGTTGTATGCTAAAATCAAATACCCAACAGTTATATTTTTCATCACCTTGTTGTTCTAATAGATATCCAAAGTCTTTAAACTCATCAAATCTTATTTCTATTTTTTTTGGTTCATCTAAAATTTCAGGTTGACTACGTAATGAAATTGCTTGTAGGATCGTATCAAAATTACATTGTGTATTTCTTTTATGTTGCCATACGGCGTCATCCTGTTCAATTTCAGGTCTATTTCTGTTTATTATACCTGTTTGAGTAACATCAAATAAGGTATAGCATGTAACTGTAAAACTCATCTAGTATTTAGAGGCAAAAAAAACCTGAGAATAAATCTCAGGTCTTTAATAGTCAAATAACCGATTAACTTGGATCGATTGGTGTTGAAGCTAGGCGGAAACCTGCGTTTGTACCATCTGCTGCTGTTGCACTAGATGCTGCACCTTCGCAAACTGCACCACTTAAACTGTAACCGTTTACTGTTCCTAAAGCACGAATTTGTGTTTGGATAACATAAGCCGATGTACCGTCTGAAACATTACCATATGCATTTAGTGGATATAATCCAACTGACATATTAGTAACGTTTGCAGTTGCTTGAACAGCATAAATCATAACTGTTGACAATTGCTCTAAAGATTGTAGAACTGCGCTGATAGCACCTGAAACACCTAATTGTGTTGTAGGAGCTGCACCTAAGTCAAAACTGAAGAAGTCCATTCCTGGACCGATAAAGTTTGTAGTTGCGCCTGTTGCTGCTGCTGTTGATGCGATTGGACCATTGAGTGTGTCCATTGCGAATACTGGTTGTGCGTCACCATG